GACGAAATCGGAGCTGATAATTTAATGGCGATGATGAAAAATGCAGAAATGAAAGCAGATGATAGACAAGGTTTGGCTGAAGGCGGGAAGCCTAAAGAAGAAAGAGTTGTACTACCTGTTGAAGAACAAAAAGAACCACAGGTTCGGATTGTTAAAGAAACAGTAGACAACGGTGGGAAAGGTATCATGGATGAAGATGAAGTATCGAAAGGTGTGAAATCTAAAATGATGCTTGACCCTGACCAAAGGCACGTTAGAAGCTAAACAAACTTAACGGTAGGGCTACCTTATGTCATAAGCACCCTATCATTTTATAAACCGAAAGGCTACCTTTACATACAAGCCCTCTAGTCGACATAGAGCTACCTTGTGAACGAAGCCCCCGTAGGAGAAGAATATGACTACAGAAGTACAAGAGGAAAATGCCAATCCTTACAACATGAACAAATCATGGCATAAAGAAGACGAAATAGGTTTCCAAGATGCAGACGGAGTTTTTTTCGAAAAGCCCAAAGCAAAAAAGGAAGCTGACATAGAAGAACCTGTAGAACAGGCAGCTAAAGAGGAGACTCCAAAGGACGAACCTTACAAGCGACCAGACTACAAGAAACGCTATGATGACTTGAAAAAGCATTATGACTCTAAGTTAAATGAATTTAAGTCTAGAGAACAAGAGCTATTAGACAAAGCTGCTGAAAACAGACAAAGCTACAAAGCTCCTAAATCTCCAGAAGAACTTGAAAAGTTTAAAGCAGAGTATCCTGATGTTTACGAAGTTGTAGAAACTGTTTCTCATTTACAATCGGAAGAGCAATCTAAAGATTTAAAAGAAAAGATTCAAAGACTACAAGAACGTGAGACAGAGTTAGTTCGTAAAGATGCTGAAAAGCGATTGATGGATAAGCATCCTGATTTTGAAGATATTCGCAACAGCGATGATTTTCATGGTTGGGCTAAAGAGCAGCCTAAGTCTATCCAAGATTGGGTATACAACAATGCTGACGATGCTGATCTAGCTTCAAGAGCTTTAGATTTGTTTAAGAAAGATATTGGTATGGATGTTGCACCGAAGAAGTCAAATTCTAAACAGACCAAGAAATCTGCTGCTGATATGGTTTCCACTAAAACAACTAGTGTAGAACCACAGCAAGAGAAAGTTTGGTCTGAAAGGGAAATTGCAAAAATGTCTATGGCTGAATTTGATAAGCACGAAGCTGAAATAAGTACAGCTATGCAAGAAGGCAGGATTGCAAAATAATTAACTATTAATTTACAAACTTAGGAGAATATCAAATGGCTCAATATTTTGAACCCTCAACTGATACTAATGCTAACTTTGCAAACTCTGTAAGTGGACAGGCTAATAGTTTCTTTTTACCTTCGGTTTACTCTAAAAAGGTTCTAAACTTCTTTAGAAAATCGTCTGTTATCGAAGCTATTACTAACACCGACTATGCTGGTGAAATTACTGCTTACGGAGACTCTGTAAAGATTATCAAAGAACCCGTTATCTCTGTGTCAGATTACACAAGAGGTAGCGATACTACTGCCACAAAACTAACAGACCAAGAGACTACTCTTGTTGTTGATAGTGCTAAAGCTTTCAAATTCATCGTAGATGATATTGAGACTAAAATGTCACACGTCAACTTCAAAGAAGTAGCTTCAAGCTCTGCTGCATATGCATTGAAAGATTCATATGATGCTGCTGTTTTAGCTGTTATGTTTGCTGGTTTGTCTGCTTCTTCACCAAACCACGTGTTAGGTGCTGACAGTGCGACAGACTTAGGTGCTGGAGTATACGATGGTTCTGGTGCTGCTGACTTAGGTCAGTCTGGCGAAACAGACCCACTAGACCTTATGGCTAGAATGTCAAGACTATTAGACGAACAGAACGTACCTGAAGAAGGTCGTTGGTTTGTTGCAAGTCCTGACTTCTACGAAGTTCTAGGACAATCTAGTTCTAAATTGTTGTCAGTAGACTACAATGCAGGACAAGGCTCAATCAGAAATGGTTTAGTATCAAGTGGAAAACTACGTGGATTTAACATGTACAAATCAAACAACATTGCTGCAACATCTAATGCTGCTGGTAAATGTTTGGCTGGACATATTTCATCTACAGCTACTGCTCAATCGATAACATCAACTGAGGTCCTTAGAGACCCTAGTTCTTTCGGTGATATCGTTAGAGGTCTTCATGTCTATGGTGCGAAAGTACTTAGAGACGAAGCAATTGTAGGTGCTTTCTACGGCATTGACTAATGTCAACTTGGGGGAGTCTTCGGACTCCTCCTCTTTTTATAGGAAATAAAATGGAAGAACAAAAAACATACAGTGCAGATTACAGTTCTATCGAAGAAAAAGAAGAGAAATGTAAAGAAATAGCTGGTTACAACGAAAGCTTAAAAAGCAAAGATTAAATGGCTACAACATACCTAGATTTAACTAACGAAGTATTAAGAGAACTTAACGAGATACCTCTTACTTCTGCAAACTTTTCAAGTGCTGTAGGACTTCAGCAGTTTGTCAAGGATGCCATTAACAAGTCTATATTTGATATAGCAAATGAAGAACCTCAGTTACCATTTTTTGCAGTAGGCGAAAGTGGTGCAACTGACCCTTTCTATGGAAACGTGACAGTAGCTACAGTAGCTGGTACTAGATGGTACGAACTTAAAGCTAGTAGCTCAAGCGTTCAAGACGATTACGGTTCGATAGACTGGGATGATTTTTATTTAACCACAATTAACGTTAGTGGTGAATCAGCTCCTTACGTCTCAAAAGGATTAAAGTTTTTAAATTTAGCTGATTGGAAAAGATATTATAGAGACAAAGAAAACGAAGACGATGCAAATACGCAAAACTATGGTGAACCTAAATTTGTAATTAAATCACCTGATGCAAGGAAGTTTGGAGTTAGTCCAATACCTGATAAAGTATATAACATACACTTCTATGCATTTGATAAGCCTACAAAGCTTACAGCACATGGAGACACAGTTGTCTTCCCCGAACAATATACGAATGTCATAACTGCTAAAACAAGATATTATATTTGGCAGTTTAAAGAATCTCCACAACAAGCAGCTTTTGCTATGGATGATTATAAGAAAGCATTGAGAAGTATGAAATCTAATTTGATTAATCCTACTCCTCGTACTATGACAGACGATAGAAGATACTTTTAATATATGGCAGCATCACAACCTTATACAGTAGCCTGTTCTGGTGGCTTAGTTAAATCTTCCAATGCGATTGATTTACTTAAAAGCCCCGGTGTAGCTCAAGAGCTTCGTAACTTTGAAGTCTCTATTGAGGGTGGATACAGACGTATTAATGGTTTTAGTAAGTTTGGAAGTGCACAAGTAACAGGTAGCACAACAAACATATTAGGTGTAATACCTTATGCTGATGGAGTTATAGCTTGTGCAGCTACAGGGATTTACTTTAGCCAAGATGGTACAAGCTGGTTAAACGTAAGTAGAAGTTCTGTAGCAGGTAGTGGTGATAATTATACAGCCTTTACAGGTCGTAGTACATTAGCAAGAACATCACAAGGTCAAATTAGTTTTTCTTTATTTGAAGGACCAGATTATGACTATGGTATGTTAATTATCTGTGATGGAGCTAACGAACCTTATTACTTTAGAATGGAAGGTACGGGTTCTAACATTAATAGTAGAACATACTTTAGTGGTGAAGTTACTGTAACAAGTACTAAGTTTGCAACACATGGTGAGATACACGATAAACATTTAGTTGTTGCAGGTGTTGAAGATAATCTTAGTACAGTTTATTATAGTACATTACTAGACCCTACAACCTTTAACGGTACTGGTTCAGGTTCTATAACCTTATCAGACCAGATAGTAGGATTAAAAAGCTTCCGTAATGAACTGTTTATATTTTGTGAAAATAGTATATTTAAGTTACAAGATATAAATGGCACACCGGTAGTTATACCCGTAGCCAAAAACATTGGATGTTTAAGTGGTTACAGTATTCAAGAGATAGGTGGTGACCTTCTCTTCTTAGCACCAGACGGACTGAGAACAGTTGCTGGTACTGCAAGGATTGGAGACGTTGAGTTAGGAACTGTTAGTAAATCTATACAGCCATTACTCACAGACCTTGCAAACAACATTAATAGTTATGTAATTAGTAGTGTTGTATTACGTGAGAAATCACAATATAGATTATTTTACACAGATACTTCAGTTGATGCTAATCAGCAACGAGGTATCATAGGAACATTAAGACCCAACGGGTTTGAGTGGGGAGAGACAAGAGGAATAGAAGTTACTGAGATTGGTTCAGGATTTAATCAAAATGGTGTTGAAAAGTATTATCA